TAGCGCCCATCGTATGCCCTACTCGTTGTTTGTACGAGGTAGCAACAAACTCTTCAAGGCTACGCTCTAAGGCCGCTTTTTCTGCCTTATTGTTGACTGCGGTGCCTGTGCCGTGAGTCTTTACCACTGTTATATCTTCCTTACGTACCCCCGCTACATGTAAGGAACCTTCAATCGCTTTAGAGTATCCTTCGCCATCGGAGCGTTGCCCAAGCGGATTTGTGTTGTCCTCGGCAGACGTATATGCCCCAAGAAACCTAGCTTCGGGGTTATCCAGTCCCGCATGATCTTTTTCAAATATACATAGTGTAGCACCTTGCCCCAAGAAGAACCCTTGGTTGGTACTATCAAAGGCGGAAGGCCGTATACGATCTTCATCCTTGTGCTGCAGGCTGGCTCCAGCCTCCCCAAAAAACTCTAACGTGAGGTTGTTAACTGCGTCTTCTCCACTTAGCACGATAACACGGTCAAATCCAAAGTTGTTCATTAGGTTTTGAACGTCCATCATAACTTTTAAGCTCGAAGCACAGGCGCTAGCGTCCGTAGATACATGGTCGTGTACATGAAACATGCTAGCGATACGCCCTGCGTATATGTTTGTAAGCACAATAAACGGAACTTTGACCTTGTAGTGCAGCTCGGCGTCAGGGTTTTTGTCGTACCTGTTACTGTTGCTCATCCAACCTTGGTTGCCTGCAGCGAATATAAATCCTGTCTTACCTTTTACAGGGTTATCTTTAACGTAAGCCAACGCTTCAGAGGTAACTACAGTTTCTAGTAACGTGTGAGGAGGATACTTTAGCCCAGACTTAGCGCGTCTAAACGTAGAGGGTATAATATGCGCGTGCTGCGGAAATGCTATGTCAGGCACAAGCGTTGTATCGGTGGTCGAAGTGCTGAAGAGTTTAGATAAGTAAATCATGCGACAGACTCCATAGCAGCTTCTACAGAATCAAAGTCTTTCTGTTTATTTTCCAGCATATAGTCTCGTACTTCGCGCAAAGAGCCTACAGGAATGTTAAAGTCTTCCGTTTCAGGTATACCGTATATGTCAGATATAAGCACCAGCGTGAGGGTCACGTCTAGGCTATCCAGCCCGATGTCTTCTTCTTTAAGGGAAATATCGAGAGTTGTGGGTTTTGTGTAATCGTCTAAGTGAAGTTTAGTTTCGCGGACGCAAGCGTCGAACAGTTCCATAAAGTCCATTTTGCACCTATCTGTTAAGGGTGCGTTAACTATACGTTACTTATAAAGGTCATTGCAACCGAAGCTGACGCTACTGCAGGGCTTGGAGACGCTGCCACGTGTGCATCTAGTTTCACGTTGGTGTCATCTGTAGCCCAAAACACTTCAACGTAATCATCAGCCACGAGAGCAACCGACCCATTCCAGTTGGCTATGTCCTTCTTACCATTACCACTTATAGTGTAGTCGTGGCTGCTGTATGTTACGTCTACACCATTCTTCTTTAACCATACAGAAACTGCTTTAGTTGCGCTGTTCGTGGACTCTAATTGCAGGGTGGTTTTTAAATGGTATACCCCCGGGTTTACGACTGTAAGCCTAGAGTTACTTGCCACACTTACCGCACTGTTGGCTCGTGTAGTGTCAAAGGAAACTGCGTAGCCTGTGTCAGCAGCCGATGCTGTTTGGTCTACAGTGCTGTAAAACACTCCATAAGGTGCATACAGAACTTTGCCGCCCACATCGGTGCTAAGTAACGTGTTTACTGAGCCAACAAACCTATTGAAGAACAGGCGTAGCACGTTGCTATTCTGATCCATAAAGGACCGATCATAGGTTTCTGGCGCGAGGGGGAGCGCGGGAGACGCTACCTTGTCAATCTCGTTGGGCATTAGCGTCTCCCGTCAGGGCGCATATCAATCCGAGGTGCTCCTAGCTGCCATGTAACACCTGCTTCTGTGGACTCTACCTTCATTGCAAGCTGCCTACCGCGCACGCGAGTATATATCTGCCCTGTATACTCTTCTACAGGCAGTACAGCCGTACGTGTTATAGCTCGTGCATTGCTACCCCCTTCAGATGTAGGGTTGTTATACCCAGAACCAGAGTTAGCCAACGGTAGTAGTGTCATGGTCGCGCTGGGCGAACCCGTTGTGGAGCCGTCAAACCGAATATCGGGTAAAACACGCCAAATAAAGGCAAACTGATGACCATCCTCCAGATCAAACTCTGCGGAAGACACATACGCATGGATAGGTAGAGTATTCGCTCCGGCATTGTCGTCCACACCCTGCTCATGGTTTACGAGGTTACTATCATATGTAGCTGCAAGAGGGCTATCACGTAGGCCAGAATCCAACCATGCGGTACGAGACATAGTTCCGTAGTACCAAACATCTTCCAAGTAGTTGTACACCACGTAACGATCCGACACTGTTTGACCCGTTGAGCAGTAGAACCACCATATTTCATGGTAAGATTCGTTGGTGCCAGAGACAATCTGGTCGTACTGTTGTGTGTTAAAATCATCGAAGATAAACTTGCGTAAGTCGCAGCGTAGGGGTTGCGTACGTCCATCGTATTTGTAGAATTTATCTTTGCCCATCCAGTATGCTACACCGTTTGAATAGGCTACAGCATTTTGCCCCGCAATAGATATATTGTCACCTACAAGCTGCGCAGACCAAACAACTGGCGCACCAACGTACTGCATAGCGTATAGAGCGGAATCAGTCCAAACTAGAACTTCCTGACGAGCTTGCTTTGATGTAACGATCTCACTGCCACGAGATAACGTGAGGAACCCTGCCTGTGACGTAGCAGACGGCGTCCAATTTATTGCGCTGCCTTGGTCAGACCACCGCACCAGCATAGGATTTACTATAGAAGTTCCAAACTCATTTGCCCCAAAAGCAAACACAAAACGGTTAATGTCTGAAATCTCTAAGAAGTTTTGTATTGTCGGCACGCCCGACGCGCCTGATAGCGTGCTTAGTTCTACCCCCCGGCTACTTATTCCTGAACCAGCTTCCCAATAATATATAGCGCCTCCGCGGGGACCAAAGATTAAATCTTCTCCAAAGTTAGATTGGCTCCAGAGCCGAATAGATTCTATAGATGTCTCTCCTACACCCCACGTACCAAAACCCCACTCAGCCGCGCCCCAACCAGTGACGGGTACAGCGAACCCTGTGCCGACGTTTATCTGATACGCTGCGGTGACAGTGCCACCACCTGTTGCGCTAGAGCTTGCGTTTGCTCCGGCGTCTATCGCATACTCATTCACCGCTTCAGTAAACGATATTTCGTATTCACCATTTAAAGTAAGACCAGCCACGGCGGTAGCACCGCTGAAAGTAACAAAATCTCCATCTTTATACCCCCCAGCAGAATCTGTAACGGTTACAATGGGCGACCCAGATACAGTCTCAAACGGGTTTGTAAGTGTTACTGTAGCACGTAAGGGGGTTATATCGTTATACTGCCCACCATTTTCTATATAAAACTTTAGGTTTGTCCCAACTCCGATCAGGTTTTGACTACCCAAGGTTACCCAGTTCCACAGTGACCTGCAGATACCTTGAAAATTAGATGCAGATATACGCTGCCACCCACCTATTTTTTCAGGTGTGCCTTGCCTAAAACGAATTTTGTCACACTCGTACCAGCCACCTTCACTCGTATAACGTGTGTTTTCGCGGTTCACACCAGCTTTTAAAAGTAGCTTCTTTAAAGGCATCATAAGTCTCCATTTACTAAGGTACTACACCATACTCATAGTTTAGTCCATCAGTTCAAAGTGAGGTCCGTCGATAAACGGGCGCTTGCCTTGACTACGGCGCAAGTCCACATAAGCGTTCATGGCTTCTTCCATTGTACCATCCCAGTCTCGGATGTCGTCAATATGCCAAGCGGCACCCCACCGTACAGCAACCCCTACGTCGATAGCTCCCTGCTTCACGGCATCCGCAAGGTCATCATACAGGTTTAACTCCCACGATCCACGCGAACCAACATAAGCCATAAGGTCCAGAGCACGACCCTCTATGTGCTTGGACTTCATCGTCTTCGATGCGCCCTTGTTAACGAGTTCACGCTGTTCTCCGATGGTTCTCAGCCCACAGATTACACCAAAGTCTGTTTTCGTGTGGCCTATAGCGGCTCTTGCAACTGCCACTAGGCGCGTATCTACGCCTTCCATTCGGTCAAGGCTGCGTTGAGATAGTTTATATGTCATTTCGTTAATCCTTGTTTTTTCTCGTAGCTACGAAGCCCACCTAGTCCAAGCATACCCATCATAACTGTCATTAAGCTACCCATGTCAAACGTAGGGAGTTCTGGTATCTGAACGCCCGCTACCGTAACGCCGAAAACGATAAATGGTTGTAAGACAAAGTGATATGCAAACGCAGCGCCGCAAACCCAGCCTATGAATGGCCTCCAGCCGCCCTTGAATACTGATCCGCTGGACGCTTCTGCCTTGTTTACCTCTATCTGCGCAAGCATCGCTTCTTGAGAGTGCTTATCGGCCATCGTTGTTAGGTCATGGGCCAACTGTGCAGCTTTATCTTTGTCCTGTATGAACTTCCCAGCAAGTTCTGTCGCTGGCCCTATAAGTGTACTTAATATACCCATTATTTTCTACCCATCCATGCTGTTGCACCCATAAAGGCACCGACAATTCCAGCGCCACTAATATAAAAAAGATTGCTTATGTCACTCAGTGCTGTGACACGATCCAGAGGTATGAAGAACATTGTGACCGTAAAGACGCCCATACCTATCAGTGTCCAACGGGCCATGCGTAGTTGAGCTAAATGTTTGCGCAGTGCGTCCTCAGTCTCACGGATTTCTTTGGCCTTCGTCATCTCGGCATCAGAGACAATACCGTCACCATCCATATCGTAAGCATCGTACTTACTTTGATCTTCCAGCTTCTTTGCCGCCATCTTCTACACTCCTAGCGTAAGCAATCGCATAATGCTTGTGATGCGTTATTATAACAACTTTTCCGTATTTGTCATATACAACGTAATCTCCACGCTTATTCCGGTACAACCTCAAAACAATATACCACCGTGGTACTGTTAGTTATCAACACTTTAGCGTCGTCTAGTGCCTCGTTACATTCCTGTTCAGTAGGCAACTGAGCAAGCTGATAATACTCAAGTTTGTTATTTGTAAACATAAACCAAACTAAGAACCACATCACCATTTCCCCTGATAACGACCGAGATAATAGAAACCTGTCACTATTCCAGCTCCAGCGATAACAAATATAACAGAGCCAACGACAAAGTTGATAGTGTTGTCGATCATCTCTTGTTTCTTATAAGCCTCCGCTTTGCGGATGCGGCGCATCTCGCCCTCTATCTGGAGAACTTCCTCCCACGCTTTTGGCCCATACACGAAACTGATATGGTTTTTTACCTCAGTTCTCATGGCCTCCATTTTCTTTTTCTGAGCAAATATTTCAATAGCACTGGAGCTATTGTCCGACATCATTTTATAAAACGGTGGGTTCTTGGCCTTCTCTTCTGCGTATTGAAAATCAGAAAAAGCGGACCCCCACTTCGCAAGAGTACCGCTCATTTCCTGTATGTCTTTACCCGCGCTAATGCCTTGTTTTAAAACATTAAAAGCACTGGTGGCTAGACCGACCGCTGTAATAGGGTCAATCATTATATCAGCCCATTTTAGTCAGCACTGCTACTAGGAGTGCAATGATAAAGCCTGTTGTGCCAATCATAATCGCTTCCATTCGCTTTACGCGGCTAAACAGGTCTTTGAATTGGATTCGCATTTCTGTTTGCATTGCAATCACCTCTTTTTCAAGACCGTCGATCCGCTCATGGGCAGATGTTACTGTACGTTTGTCCATTTTCTTACCCTATATGCCCATTTTAGTTATTCAGCAGCTTCCGCGGCTTCTGCTTCTTCTGGGTTCTCCAGAGCATCAGCCAGTAGTTCAACAAACCTCTCACGGCCAACAGCAAGCTGGTCTAAGTTGAACTGAGCGTTATCCATCTTGCGGCTCAGATCATTGACGTGGTTCAAACAAGCTTTCTGCTTATCTGTCATGTCTTCTACAAAGTATTCGATGTCGTTGACGGTAATCGGGGTCTTTTTATCTTTTCCCATTACAAGTCTCCTTTAAGGTTAAGTTAAGAGTTTGCTGCAATAGCAGCGTTAGCGGCAGTCATGTCTTCTGTAGTCCAGAAGTCTTTAGCTACCATTAGTTCCAGATGCTCTACGTTACGAGCAACTGTATCTGTCCAGTCAGCGTCTTCCATGCCCTCTGGTTTGCCAGCAGTTAACAGTTCAACGGAGTGGCCCATTGCTGTGTAATGTTGTGCAATTTCTTCTGTAGTTGGTGTATCAGTCATTTCTTTTCTCCTTTTTGACTAATTACGGTTTAACAGGCCAATCGTCGGCCTCAAGGTTAGGCCAATTCTCATGTGCCGTAAGGTTCCGCAGAGCTTGACGGTAAGCCGTCATTTCAGAAGTCATTGTTACATCTGACAGAGCATAGAAATCTGTCTCAGATAGAAGGATATCTCGAGTAGCACGCCTTTCTCTGGCAGTAGAATTATTGCGGGATGTTATATCATCCGAAGTCATATCTACTGCTTGATGGTTTAATGTCCAGTTACCGTTTATTAACTCTGGCGTCCAAGAATAATTTATTTTCTGGTCGGTTCCAACAGTCGGGCTTGCTTCTGTTACAGGAAACACACCATATTCAGCTAAAGAAGCGTCGCTAGGGTTCTTGGGAAAAGAAGTTCTTGGATTGTCTTTCCGAAGTAAGCCGATTGAGTAGGGGTATTTCTCAACTTCTCCGTTGTTTACTTTAACGTGCATTTTTATTTCTCCTATAGGATTACGTTGCCGCCGTAGGTTACACTACCCGTATTGGTAAAGGTGCCACCATTTCCTAAATTTGTACCTAATGAATTTTTGTTGCTGTAGGTTAACAAGACAAGGGCTGCATCTATATTGCCTTCAGACAATTCGTAAGTCCAATTTGTTGGGTAGCCAAGATTATTAAAGAACTTCATCCTGTTTGCTTTTTGGCTTAGGTCTACATAGGTACTTGACATATAAAAGGCCCCAACCCTTGAGGCACCTTCATACGCCAGTTGGACATTATCAAAGTTAGCAACAGAATAACTTGACATACTGTTTGCAGTAATAGGAACAGATACCCCATTTAGATAACAGTAAGCAGTGTTTGCTGTTAAATCAACGCTCAACAAAACTGTTACCCAACCTGAGGTTGTGTAGTTAGTGGTATTGCTAAATCGCAAAACTTCTGCATTCCCATTGTGAAATCTAATCATTGAGGAGACGCTGTTGTCAAAGTAAAATGATGACTCACCTGTGATGCGAATAGGCTTACTGGGGCCACCGTCGCTTACGTTAAAAGCCGTAGCTATTGTCCATTTGGACTGGTCAGACAAAGACCTGTTCAGATACATATTATTGGATTCTGACCTGATTGAGCCTTGCCAATACTCACTTGGCCCCCGTTCACCCAAAAAAGCATTTCCTACTTGTGTAAAGTTTCCAGCACTCCCGTAATTCTTTGTTATCTCGCCGGGTATCATAGGCATTGCTATTCTAGGAGTAACACCTGTGTCTTCTATTACTTTACGAACAGGAATAGGTTTATTGTAGTCTGGCAAAGTCGAGTCAGATTGCCAAAACGGGTTGCTGCTAAGATTTGTATAAGTAGGGTCCATCCAAATCTCACCGACTGTGGTGCCAAGCCCTCCAGTCAAGATTCTAGCCTTACTGTACCCACTTAAATTGACCTGACGCCCAGTGTTAAACTGGGTGTAGGTACTGGTGGAAGTCTTATCAACATTATTAACATAGACTTTACAATTACTTTGATTATTCCCGTCATAAACAATATCTATATGAAGTTGCTCATCACGCTCAACAGGTATTCCCTCTAAATACCAAGAAATTCCCGAGGTACTTGTAAAGTATATGAGTAGTTTGTTGCCTGAATATGTGTCAACCCCCCAATAACCACCGGATGGCTGGTAGATTATGCTGCTGTTACTGGCCGTTGTGGGCCAGAAAAGGTTAAACGAAATAGTCATAACGCTAGTATTTGAGTTAGTAAAATCAGTTTTATCTAACCATGAACTATTATCAGGCACTCTTACGCCAATAGCATTCCATTGGTTTGGTCCACGTTCAGTCGTACCTAGTACGCCATTGACACTAAAATTTCCAGCCGACCCAGCGTTATCGCTCGCCGTATCTGCATTAGCTAAAGGCATTGAAATAACACCGCCAGAAGGTGGCTTAACATAGAAACCATCAGCGTCAATAAAGTCACGACGATTAGATACTACTGAAAGGTCACGGTAGGTTGTGTCCAAATAAACCCCCGCCATGCGGCCTTTCCAACCTGAGCTAGAACTACCTATTGTCGCATTACCGCCTACGCTGAAGCCAATAGCTGTGTTAACGTATGTATTGTAATTACCGCTTACTAAAGTATCATTTACATAGACATGGCGTTTAGAACTATTACTCAGATCAAAACTTATTAGAATATGGTTCCATGTATCCATAACAAATTTATTACTTGAAGTGCTATCCCATCCAAGGAGTGTGGCGTAGCTGTTACTGAACCCGCTAAATGTTATTACAGTCCCAGCAGGGATATTTACGTCAACGGTAAAAGTTGCCCACGAAAAAATAGTGCTAGATGCAGTTACGTCACTACTAAGGTAAACCCAAGCACTAAAAGTAACTGTTTTAGAATCTGCAGCAAGGCCACTGGATAATGATTTAGATAAATAATCTACTGAACCGTCAAAACTAACGCCAATAGGACCACTTTCATCTTCGACGTTACCAGCAGCGGCTTGGAGTAATTTTTTGCTTGACCCTATCATGCTACTGCCGCCGCTGCTAGGAAGCCGTACCAAGTAGTACCAGCATCTATTGTCATAAAGGTGTACACGTCTTTTGCTCCGCTTGCAGGTG